ACACAAACCGCTGAACAATTGCTTTTTTGTTTGTGGTCTTCTTTTATGCTTATTTTGTTTGCAATGGGGCAAACATTAAAACCGCTAATATCACTAGGAGCAAGGCTTAAAAAATAGGTATGAACTTTTAAACCTAAGTTTTTCTGTGCTTTTAAATTGGTATTTGGCGGACTCAATAAAGTACCTTTATAATGTTTATTCATGTTGTTTTACTCCGTTTGTTTTTTTAAATGTTTAATTAAGGGCGGTTATTAGCTGAATTGCTACAAACCGCCCCAACTTTTCCCTATATAAAAGGGTTATTTTTTATTTTTTTTAGTTTGTAAAGTTGTTATTCCAACCTTAACCTTATTTGTTCTCAAGGTTGTCTCATGTACAATAGTATCATTATCTATATCTCTTGTATTTTCTTTAAAAATAGGCTTATCGTTTGTCTCTGTGAGTTCAAAAGACACACCGCCATCTTCCTTTAAAAATAAAAATCCGATTTTATGACCAACCCCTTTAAGACATATATATGTTACTTTTTCACCATCGCTATATGTATGCTCTTCAATGTCTAGTTTAAAATCAGTATCAGTTTTTATTGTTGTGTTTTGCATATTGCTTGTTACTCCGTGTTTGTTGTTAGCTAAGATTACTAATTATCATTGCTCATTCCTAGTAATAAATAGTAATAACTATAAATAAATAGTATAATGAGACGGGCGCACTACCTGGAAATTAACTATAAGTGCAATAAAAACAACGACTTATGCAGCTAAAGTGATATGAAATCAGCGGGCGATTATATTATAAGGTGTCAAATGTGCGGGCAAATTACACGGGTCAACCACCCCCCCCATGCACGCGCGCGCAGATCGGTAGGGTATGTATTATACTCTCTAGATATTTTTCCTAACCTAGAAAGTTTTTTTTTATACTTGCTATTGATGGAACTATAACTGTATGTTTTCGTTATAGTTATATGCCGAAGAAAACTAAAACCCAAGTAATTAAGCAGGCTACGAAAAAAGTACAGGATAATCCCTATTTAAAGAACTTTCTGAAAGAATATGAGGAAGAAACTGGCTTAAAAACTAGGTTTACAGCAAAGAAAGATAAGTTTTTATCTTATTTGGTCGCGCACAATGGATTTATTTCCCATGCAGCAAAAGAAATGGGTTTCTTTCCAGCTTCAGTACGATTCGCAATGAAAGGTGACCCTGCGTTTGCGCAAGCGGTTCAATCTATAAGAGAAGGATTTGTAGCTGAACGATTGGATGGACTCGAAAAAACTTCTTTTGAGCAAGCAGCCAAGCCAGGTAATATTACAGAACGTATCTTTCAATTAAAGGCGCATGATCCCGCCAAGTATCGTGATCGGGTCAACCAACAAAATACACAAGTGAATGTAGTAGTATCAGGCACATCGCCAAAGGATAGAGCAAGCGTATTAAAGAAGATGAAGTTGAGCTAACTCGCGAAGAGCGAGAATCAATAAAAGATAACATCTTTATGACTCCTAGAGACATATATTGTATGTTTTTACGAACTTCTTTCGGTTTATCACCAAAAACCGCAGAAGAGGCGACTAATTTTGCATTAGATTTGTTTGAATTAGATCAAAATGGTAAACTTCCATTAGATTGGGAATTATTTTATAGGTCACAGGCATAATGGATGTAAATATATCCTATAGAGACGGGGAAGGAAATATAACTGCCCCATTAGATCATCAAGAAGAATTTCATTTGTTTACTGGTTGGAGTAAGCATCAAGTATTGGCAGGCTCATTAGGTACGGGTAAAACTGAAGCTATGTGTATGGAGGCAATTCACCAAAGTGCTGCATTTCAAGGCAATTTAGGATTAATGGGTAGAAAAGTATTGGATTCGTTTAAGAAATCTACTTTAATACAGTTGCTCGATCTTGGTCAGGGATTTATTCAGAAACATCGCGCCCAAGATAGAGAAATTATCTTTAAAAACCGCTCTAAGATAGTTTATATGGCATTAGATGACTCCCGTGACTCTATTCAGCGTATAAAATCTATGAATTTGGGTTGGTTTGCGTTTGATCAGATTGAAGAAATGACCGAAGCTACATTTATTGCTGCCGCGGGACAAATGCGTAGAAAAAACGCCATGAGATGTAGTTTTCATACCTCAAATCCAGCGGGTCACGATTGGGTATGGAAGAGATGGAAGAAGGATAAGGAAAAACAGAACAAGAAAAAAGGTGATTATCGTTTAATTGAGACGATGACATGGCAACCAGATGCACCGCCTCCTGAAACAGACGAAGAAGTAAAATTATATTCCGACAATCCTCATTTACCCGCAGATTATATTAAACATCTACTTTCAATGCCAGACCAATGGGTCAACCGATACGTTTATTGTAGTTGGGATGACTTTGCAGGACTTGTATATCCCGAATTTAAAGAAGAAACGCACTCTGTAAAGCCATTTGCTATTCCAAAGTGGTGGAATCACTATGTAGTGTATGATTATGGGTATCGTAATCCTACTTCTATTTTATTTGCCGCTGCAGATGACGAAGGAACGATCTATGTATATGATTTAATTTATGTTAGCGAGCATACGATAGAAATGATTGTGCCAAAAGTAGAGCGTAGATTAAAACAAGGAATTAATTATACATTCTTGGCTGATCCATCTATTGTTAGAACAGAAAGAGATGGAAATAGTGTCGCAGACGAGTGGTATGAGTATGGAATTGAGTGGGAAAAAGCAAAGAATGATAAGCGTGCAGGATTTGAACGTGTATCTGCATATTTGAAGCTGGATGAGAACAATAAGTCTAAGTTATTGTTTTTTAAGACATTAAATATGAAACCTTTGGTAGAAGAGATCGTTGACTATAAGTGGAAGGAGCTTAAACATGGTTTTGAAAGTCGTAATTTACCAGAAGAACCTGTGAAGAAAAATGACCACGCAATGGATTGTCTTAGATATTTAGTTCACTACGTTGAAGATAGTGATTCGCCTACAGAAGAAAGCGATGACTATGGTTTATGGGGTATTTTCGGGAAATCTAAAAAAAATAGTTGGATGAGTGCATGAATATAAAAGAATTACATGAAGTTTTTGACGCTATGGTTATTAATGATTCAGAGTGGTATAGTGCTGCAGAAGAATCAATGCGATTTTATACAGGTGGGTTTGGTACAGGGCAATGGGAGACAGAAGATTTACAGACATTGCAAGCAGAAGGAAGACCCCCACTACAGCTTAATATTATTTTACCCAAAGTAAATTTAGTTACAGGCGTAGAGCGACAAGGGCGTTCTTCTTGGAAAGCAAGACCCGTAGAATCAGATGATGAGAATGAAGCAATGCTTTCTACCTCTCTTTTATACCATTTAGATCGTAACAGAAAGTTACAAAGCTTGTTCAGCAGGGTATTTAAGGATGGAGTTATTACAGGGCGCGGTTGGATTGATGTTTGTGTAGAGCCAGGTAAGTTTTATGATGGGGAAATAAGCATTAAACGTGAATCATGGGCAAATGTGCATATTGATCCAGAGGCAAGGACTCAAGATACAAACGAATGGAATTATCTAGCAAGAAGCAAGTACCTTACTCTTAATCAAATGAAACAAATGTTTCCTGAGACATCCAAAGATATTCGTTCTGTAGAGGATTATCTCTCTATGCCTCAAACTGTGAACCAAGAAATAGGTTCTTATTATAGAAATGCAGAAGAGATAAGCCCAGCACATCATTTAGATGAGTTACATCAAAAAATTCGTGTTGTGGAAATGTGGAATAGGGAGTATGAACGTGAACATTTCATTATTAATAAAAATACTGGGCGTATATCACAGAATGGTTTTAAAACTAAAAACTCTGCTGGAAAACAAATTAGAGAATTACAAGCTATGGAAGATGCAGCGCAAGTTCAAGTAAAAACAGAATTTGGTGTAATTAGTCGTGTAGTTCCAAAGACATATTTAACCATTACTGCTGGGATGCATACGTTGCAAGAAAAGAAAGCAAACCCTTATATGCATAATCAATTTCCAATCGTACCTTATTTCTATCATTTTGAAGATATGGGTGATTATGTAGAGACATTTGGTTTAGTCGAAAATATGAAAGACCCACAGAGGGAAAAAGATAAACGCAGATCGCAGATGTTAGATATTATTAATCGTTCTCCTAGAGGTGGAGGAATATTTGCGGGAAATAAAGTATCTCAAGAAGAAATGAATGAAGCATCTACCACAGGACGTTGGATTGGTATACCTGGATTCAAAGGTCGTGTAAGCGACTTTATGCAACAATGGTCAAACTCACATTTATCGTTGGTCAGTAGCATTGCAGCTATGGAGCAGAAGGCAGAGATGGATGCGAAAGAGATTAGTGGTGCTACTGATCCTATGATGGGTATTGCTACTTCTACAAAAGAAAGTGGAATTGCAGCTCAAACAAGAATTAGACAAGGTATGATGACCTTGCAAGAGCAAATGGAGAACTTGGACTTTACCAAGTCAACTGTATTGATGCAGGCGATTAAAAATATGCAACAGTTTTATACCGCAGATAAAATTAAAAGAATCATTGGTGCTGAAACAGAGAAAGCAGAATCCCCTGAAGAAGCACAAGTAATAGAAGAAACCATTAATCGTTTTTTAACTAACTTTGAAAAGTTTGAATTTGATATTGTATTAGACAAAGGTGAAAATTCAGCTACTATGCGTGCAGCGAAAGCACAGCAAGTAGGAGAGTTAGTACGAAATGGATTCGCAAGTTTATTCCCTCTCTATGTAGAGCTTTCTGATATGGAAGCGGGTAGGGATATACTAGAAAAATTTGAAGAGGAACGATCCGCACAAATGCAAGCGCAGCAAAGGCAAATGCCGAATAATACGGGTAAATCGTAACTCATAATAACAACCCCCTAACAAAAGGACAAGGTACAATGGAAGAACAAACGAACTACATAGACGAAGCCAAGGAAATTGCAGGCACAGCAAGTGACGAAGTTTCCCCTGAATCAAATGTAAGTGAGCAGACAGCAGAGACACCTGCGGTAGAACCACAATCATTTAAAGTCGGAGAGAAGGAATTTACTTCGGTGGATGAATTGGTTGAGTATGCTTCTACAACAGACAAGTCGTATAGAAATCTTCGGGAACTCAATGGAAGACAAACCAATGAACTTGGTGAGTTAAGAAAATCCCTTGATGAGATTAAGATGAACGTAGCTCCAAAAGAGCCAGAAGTAGAACTACCAGAGTATGATCCCTATGACATTAATTCGGTCTTACCACATATCTCAAAACAAATAGAAAGTAAATTCGCAGAAGAGCGAAAAGTACAAGAAAGGGAGATAGCTGCAAGAAAAACGAAAAATGCTCAACAGGAAATGATTGATAGTTTTATTAAAAAACATCCTAATCTAAATAACGAAGAACTAACCGCAGTTGCAAAGTTTGGAGATGAGCGCGGTATTGCACTAATTGATGATGCGTACACGTTAATGACAATTAATCAAGAAAAAAATAACGCTAAGAAAGAAGGTGTAAAGGAAGTAACAGAAAAACTTACTAAAGCAGATGAAGTGCCAACAACACTATCAAACGCTACGGGTGGGAATAAAACTGCTATTGACTTTGATGCTATTATGCAATCGGATTGGAATAAGTTACCTGAAGATGTGCGTAGGCAAGCCTTAATGGATGCTTCTTCTGGCGGATAATTAAACTAAAAGGATAGTAAAATGGCAAATTGGTCAACAGGATTACAGGTTTCACGTTGGGCGAAACAACTTGCTTACGAAGTAGGTAAGGAGATTTATTTCTCAAAGTTCATGGGTGAATCTTTTGATTCTATGATAGTTAAAAAACAAATGGATGAAGGTAAAGGTAAAGATATTACTTTTGGTCTTGCAGGATTAACACCAGCAGCTGATAATAATAGTGGTGGTTTTTATACTGGTGATACTGCAATCGAAGGTAATGAAGCTAGCCTTTCTTCTAATAGTCAAACAGTATCAACAGCACACAGAAGATTTGCTGTGATTAGTGATGGTAATTTTGCAGATAGTAAGGTTTTGTACGATTTTCGTACAGAAGCTCTTTCTGAGCTAAAAAGATCATACGCAGAAGATCACGATGCACAAATCTTTAGTGCTTTAACAGCAACCAGTGGTACTTTTGGTCAGCTCAAAGCTGTTGCAGCTGGTTCTACTTATGGAAACTCAGATGGTGAAGCTAGTCTTGCAGCTACTGGTAAGATTGCTTTAGAAGATATTTCCAAACTAAAACGTATTGCTATGTTGGGTGGTTCTGGTACTTGGAAAATGAGACCTATAAAAGTGGAAGGCAAGGATTACTATGTCTTATTAGTGCATCCCGAAGTCTCTTATGACTTATTTCAGCTTGATGGTTTTCAACAGATACAGCGCGAAGCAAATGTACGCGGTGACGATAACCCGTTATTTGCTGGAGCATTGGGAATGTATGATGGAGTTGTAATCCATGAGCATGAAGGAATTACTACTGCTGATACTATGGGTTCTGGTAACAATGTAAAAGGTGCAAGAAACCTATTTTTAGGTGCAGGTGCTGGTCTTTGTGCTGGAATTGGTGAAATGAACTGGGTTGAAAAAACCTTTGACTATGGCAACAAGCTAGGTATTGCTGCAGGTCAAATATACGGAGTGTCTAGAGCTGTTTTTAACAGTAAAGATTACGGAAGTATTCAGTATCTAACAGCAAGAACTGATATTTAAACAGTAACTAACTAAGG